TTTAATGCTTTTTGTTGTACCTCTGTTTCAAGAACTTTGATACCATAAGTTGCAAGTGATTCTCTTTCTCCCACAATCGCATTACGAAATGCTTGAAGTACCGGGAGAGCACCCTGACTGACATTATTGAATGAGGCAATATCTCCTGCAAGAGTAAATAATCTTGAAGATAGATCTGCTGACTCTGATTGTGTAAAACCGATACCCTGTGCCACAGCACCAAAAACACCTACAAGCTGTTTTGCCTCTGATGTAGTCAATCCAAAAAGATTCGCATTCTTGGAGAGTTCTTCTCCTAGTTTTGCTGCCTCATCTCCAAATGTAGTTCCAAATGCACCTGATGCCTCTTGAGCTGCACTAGCTGCCTGAATAGATGCTAAAGAAAAGTCAAGAAGTTGTTTTCCTGCAAACAAAGCTGCACCTGCTATTGCACCCTTAGAAAGAGATGACATTCCTGCTGCAAACTGTTTATTTGATTTTGCAGTATTTTTTACAGTTGTATCAACCTTTTTTGTACTTCTGGAGAAATCATCTAGTTGCCTACCGGCTTTATCAACTCCGATAAGTTTCATTATTAGTTCTAGTGATGCTCTTGCCATTATTTCCTAAGTTTCTGCTTTGCTCTTGCCTCTGTTAATGCCTTTTGTTCTTTTTTCTGCTTATCTAAGTAGTATAGTTTCCAAGACTCAAATTCTCTAACTGACATTGATTTCCTCATGGTATCAACTGTCATACCTAGATCCATAGCTAAACGAAACTCAAATGCAAGTTCTTTATTGTTCAGGAAACTGCTCGGCTATATCAGCCTGTTCCCCCTTTGTCCAAGCCATACATTGATAGATACCCATAATTATCTTATCTATCATTGCTGGTGTAGCTTTTTCATAGAACTTATCAACATCAGACAAACTTTCTAACTCTGGATCTTTCAATCCTTTCATCAGGAGTTCTTTTTCAAATTGTGTGTCATCTCTGACACCATTCTCATCTTCTGCTATTTTGTTGATTTCAACTGCATCTGCTTTACTTAATCCCTGAACAACAACCGAAACTTCCCATTCCGGGAGTTCTATTTCTTTTGTTGGTAAATCAGGAGCATTCTGAATATCATCCAGCTTAAGTCTTTTCATATAGATCTCCTTTTATTGTTAATCTATATTTTAAGCAGTTCCCTCTGTAACATCTCCTGTAATTTGAAAAGCTGCTGAAAATCCAACTGCTCCTCCAATATCAGGTGTTCTGTCATAAGAGGTTAGAATTGCTTTACCACTAGCCTTTGGATTTCCTCCGGTAGTTCCTATTGGATAGAACTCAAAATCAACTTCTGATCCTAGAATACCTGTAAGATAGCCATTGACTGTTGCATCAAAAGAGCCTGTAAGTGTTATAGTTCCATCTTTTAGCCCAGACACGAAAGCCTTTGAGCTATTTGAAAATGCACTTACCTCTGCAACATCTGCTGTTCTTGATACTGCAACATCAGTTAAGACATTAGATACATCTCTTAATGTTCCTCCAGAATCATCAAACTTAAATGCTGCATTCTTTCCATGTGTAAATGTAGGCATTATTCTCCTTTATTATCCCTGTCCAAAACTAATAGCAACTGTAAAACTAGGAGTTGAGCCTCCTATTGTTAATACAGCTCTTGCATATCGTGCTGGATTGCTTGTACTTGTTTTAAATTCAGATCCTACTGCTGTTTTCTGAGCAAAAGTTATGTAATCAGAAAACGAGGCATTATCTGCACTTGTTTGTATTTTGGCATCTAATGTTGGAGAAGTACCACTTGCTGCTATTACATGCAAACTTCCTCCACCTCCATTTGTACCTGCTGCTCCAAAATCAACTGATGTTTCAGTTGATGTGGTAGTAAAAGCTGCTGGAGCTACAAGACTTTTACCATCAAAAAAATCATCACTAAACTGAAAAGCTACTGCTATTGATACAACTCCTCCAACATCTGCTGATCTATCGTAAGATGTTTCTATAACCTTACCTAGTGTTGCTGGATTTCCTCTTGTATATCCTGTCGGAGCTATTGAAAAAGCAGAGCCTGTACTTCCTAATTGTGCTAAAAATTCAGCATCAGAATCAGGCGAGGATGTTTCAAAATAACCAGATGCAGTTGCAGTGCCATCTTTCAAACCTGCAATATAAGTCTTACTACTTGTTGAAAATGTACTTGTTTCAGCAACATCAGATGTTAAAGAAACAGATACATCAGAAAGAGTTGTACTCAAGTTTGTATTATCTAGTAATACAACTGCATCTTTTCCATGACTGAAAGTAGGCATTATTCAGTTACCTCCCACGCCTCATTTTCAGGAGTTTCTGGATCATCTGCCTTAAAACTACCATCCTCATTTCTAGCTCTTTTTTTAGTTGTTTTAGTTTTCTTTGCACTATCAAATTTTACTGCTGCATTATTCTTTATCAAACTTTTGGCTATTTTATCTGGAACATCTACAACATCTCCCGGCTCAACTCTTTTTTCTTCTTTGCCATCTGGATAGTTACTTCCTACTAATATTTCTATTTTCATCCTATTACCTCAATATTAAATGTTACTCCGAGATACACAGTACCCTGTGATACTTCGTACTCTCCATAATCTGTTGCTGATACCACTCTAGCAGACATTGCTGCACCTCCCAATGTTGGATCTCCCTCTATTGCAGCCTTTACACTAGAGCCTCCACTACTTGCCAAAAAGGCATCTAGTGAATCTTGAGCACTCGCAGCATCAACTCTTTGTATGTAAAGAACTATCGGTATGTCATAAGTATCAGCACCTCTTGCCATAGTTGTATCAAAGCTAAGAGTATTGAAAGGAGCGATAATTATTGCTGGAGGATCTAAAAAATCAGGAACAGTATCGTAAACTGTAACACCTGATATTGTTGCAAGTCTTGTTTTGAGTCCATCTCTAATACTTGAAAATGTTGCCATTAGTTTATGCTCCTAGCAATATCTTGTGCGATTTTTTCTAACATTTGTTCGCCTCTGTCCTTTATTTCTTTCTCTCTTTCAAAAACTGTACCTCCAATAAATGGTTTCATTTTTAGACCTGTCTTACTAATTTTTCTTGCAACTAAAAAAGCGTTCATCTTTGGCTGCCCTCTTTTTGCCCATGCAGCTAAAGATGATCCCTCTTTGTATGGTGGGAAAAATGGTCTTGTTCTCTTTATTGGTCTAAAACTTCTATATATTGGCTTACCATGAATAAAAGGTGCGTAAGGTGCTGAAGTAGCAAGACTTATACCCTTTGACATTCTAAGCACATTTGTGTTTCCTAGTTTTTTAAAATATATTGATCTTTGTGCTTTACCTGTTGATTTACTTGATTTTGATTGTGGAGATGGTGGAAGTCTTAATCTATCTTTTGCATCCTGAACTAAATCTCTACCTAAATCATTAAAAAAATCTACTGATCTTTTGTTCCAAATAGATTGATTATTTATTGACCTACTTAAATCAAGAGCACCTTTTAATGTAAGTTTCATGCTCCATAAATCCTATTCCTATTTACTTGCGTAATACCTACGAATGGTCGCCCTGCTGATAATGTTACAGTTTTTTTCTTGAACTTTTTGCAAAGTGTCTTTACATCAGGATCTAACTCTGATAGAAAAATAACCGGTGCATTGCCTGTTTCGGGATTGCCACTAAATCCCATTGGGCTATTCTTTCTCTGGAAAAACCGAGCAGCTTGTATAAGTGTCGCCTGTTGTATTGCTGCCGGTACTGTTTCACTTCCAGACTGCACCGGAAACCCAAAACTCGCAGTAACTTTCAATCCTCTTGGATATTTAGTTGGTAAGACTTTACCACTTACCTCTATTGCCATGACTATCTTATCAAATGGCATCTTAGGATCTAAGTTTGCTGCATTATGAGGATATAAATAAAAATCAGTATTTAGTGTTAAGGTTTCGTGATCTGTGCCATCAGAGTTCAAAGTTTTTACAACTAGATTTGTTGTTGTTGCAATATCATCAACCATCACAAAATCTGTGAACTCACAATCATAAAATCTATCTTGCACATCTGTTTTGTAGAATACTCTTCCACAAAAATCATCAATAGCTGCACTTGCAGCATCTAATGCAAAATCTAAATTGTTATCTTGAGCTGTTCCAGACATTCCAAGAAATGTCTTGAGTTCGCTCTTGTCCATGTATTGATGGCTCATAGTTAAATTTTATTTTCTTCCCTTAATCTATCTAGTTCTAAATTAGCTCTATCTAATTCATCATCTAAATCATCCAATAAAGGATCATCAAACCACATAGCTTACTTATTTTCTTTAGGTTTTACTGCTTTTGTTTCTGGTTTCTTTGCTGCTTTTTTTGTGATACCACTTGGGATTTCATCTCCCATTCCAGCAACTAACACTCCGGATGTAAATGGGCATTCTTTACCCTGTTGCATTTTCCCGGTCTTATTATCTTTCCAAACCATTTGATTTTCTTTTTGTACAATTTTCATGTTTTTCTCCTTTTGTATATGGATAGCAGAGTCCACTACCTCTGTTTTTAACACAAAAGTATGACTCTGCTCTTCCATAAATTTATTCTATATCGTTGATTCTTGTGAATGCCTGTGGTTTATATACTGCCAATGCGTATCGTAATGATGCTTTGATTGTTAATATATCTTTGCCGAAGTCACCATCTGCTGCGTTTTCAGAGATGGATAGTTCCATACCTCTTCTAAACACATGGTTTGCAGCTAAAGATCCTCCGAAAGCACCAACAACTACATCAATTGTAGTTCCTACTGCTCCACCGATTTGAGAT